ATGTCCTTGGATGACTTAAATTTCTTAGACCTCTATACAGAATGGGGTAAAGAAAGAAATCCTAATACCAAGGACTTCGTAAAAGCTAGATATAAAAAGACAGTAGATGGTGTATCAGCTTGGGCAGGGTATATGTCTGAGATTCATTCCTTTACTTTTAAGGATAACCCATTTGCTGCTATTGGTAAATCTAGTAACTTGTTCCTATTTGAGGAAGCTGGTAAATGGCCAGGCCTTCTTCAGTCATATAATATCTCAGAACCTTGCTGGAAAGATGGTGATGACTTAATTGGTGTACCTATTATCCAAGGAACAGGTGGTGATATGGAAGGTGGTACACAGGAATTTGCTGAAATGTTCTTTCATCCTGAAAAGTATAACTTCTTATCTTTTGACAATATATGGGATGAAGATTCTGTAGGCTCAAAATGTGGATTTTTTATCCCTGCTACTAGAATGAGATTTGGTGTCTATAAAGATGCCTATAAGGAACATCCAGAGTGGAAGGATAAACCTATGATAGATGAATTTGGTAATTCTTTACAAGATATTGCTAGGCAGTCTATTATGGATTTAAGGAAAAGAGCTGAACAAGGTGCAGACCAACAAGCTAAGATTGACTCTGTAACTCAGTTCCCTTTAAGTCCTAAAGAAGCTTTCTTACAAAGCCATTCTTTCTTTTTTCCTATAGTAGATTTAAAGCATGCTCTATCAAAGATGGATGATTCCACTGAAATTGATAAGCATAATGTAGGTATGCTATCATTTGAAGAAGGAGAGCTTAAGTGGAGAGATATACAAAGTGGTACTCCATACAGAGAATATCCTGTACATAAACCAGAGCCAGGACTTATAGAAATATTTGAAACTCCTAGACAAAAAGAAGAGGGTGAAAACATTGGAAGATATATTGCAGGTATTGACCCCTACAGATATGATACGTCTAGTACAGATTCAGTAGGTTCAATATTTATATTTGATAGATTAACTAGAAGGATTGTAGCAGAATACACAGGTAGGCCTGAATCTACAGAAGTATTCTATGAAACTTGTAGGAAATTAATTATTTATTATCAGGCATCAGCAATGTATGAAGCCAACATTACAGGTATGTATTCTTACTTTGAAAAAAAGAAAGCTTTGCACTTGTTAGCTGATACTCCGTATAATCTTAGAGATAGAAATACTTGGAGGCCAAATACCAATACCTCTAAAGGTATTATTATGAGCAAGGCTGTAAAAGAAAGAGGATTAGAATATCTTAAATCCTGGTTAGATGAAAATATTTCTGAAGAAAGTGAAGAAAAAAATCTATCAAGAATTAGGTCTATAGGACTCCTTAGAGAGCTTATAGCATGGAATCCAAACCCTAGAGCTAACTTCGATAGGATATCTGCCATGTTAATGATTGTGTGGTATGATGCAACTTTACAGGAATTTAATCGTATATCTATAGAACAATCTCCACAAAAGAAAAAAACTTCTTCATATTTTGATAGATATAAACAAAAAAGAGATAATCAAGATATATGGATGAAGCACTTTAATAATATACAAGAAGAATAATATGTATAATAGAATATTTACTGCCCCTAGTCAATTAGTTTCAGATTCAGTTAAGAAAACTAAAAAGTGGCAACAGAATACTATTGATGCTTTTGAATCACTAGTGTTATTTGAAAATAGACAGATTAAAAACTCTTACTATAACAAAGTAACTAACTATAATCTAAAAAGGGGTATTCTCAATATGAATGATGTTGAGAAAGTAGTTGACCCTTATGGACTAGGCTTAGGTACTTTCCCAGCTAGAATGGAGCATAAAGGGATAGGCAACTCTAAGATTGACCTGCTAGTAGGAGAACACATGAAAAGAAAATTTGACTTTCGTGTTATTAGAAGTTCATCTGACCAGCAAGGTATTAGAGAAGTAGAAGAAGCTAAACTCCAAGAATACCAAAAGTTTTTTGCTGAGCAAATCCAGAATCCTAATTTTGACCAAGCATTAGCTGAAAAAAGATTAAAAGAGCTAGAAGAGTATACTAACTCTTCTTTTTTTGATGTAGCTGAAAGGGGTGCTAATAAACTGCTCAAGTATCTTTACAAGTATTACTATGTTAAAGATTTAGTATTTGACCCTGCATTTGAAGATGCATTAATTGCTGCTGAGCAATATTTCTTTATTGAGGAAATGTGTGGAGAAGTATCTATTAGAAAGGATGACCCTACTAGGATATTTACCATTATGAATGGACATGCTACTAATGAATCTGGTTTAGAAGCACTAGTAGAAGTAACTTATCATACTATTTCATCTCTTGTAGATTTATTCCATGATTTTCTAACTAAAGACCAACTTAAAGAGTTAGAAGATTACAGAGGTTATAACTCTGGACCAATGCCTTACTTTAATTATCCTATGTATGGACACATAGGAGAACTAGCTATTCCTACTAATTCTGCTACTGCTAGAGTACAGGAGTTAATGCCACTAGGGGACTTAGACCTTCCTATGTTCTCTAGTTACTTTGATGCCAGGGGAAACATTAGATTACTACATTGCATATGGAGGTCTAAGAGAAAGATTAAACTAGTTAAGTACCTAGATGAAAATGGTGTAGAGCTTCTTAAGTATGAGCACCAAAAGTATGTAGTTGATGAGGCTAATGGAGAGTTCTTAGAAAGAGAAGAATGGATTAATGAATGGTGGAGAGGTTATAAAATTGGAGCTAATATCTATATTAAAGCTGAACCTATTCCTTACTTAGGTAACTCATTAGATAATATCTCTAGGCAAGAACCTCCTGTAGTACTTCAGTTTTACAATACAAACTCTTCAAGGGCACAATCCTTAATGGATATTATTAAGCCTTATGATTACTTGTACAACATATTTGATTACAAGCGTCAAGTATTAGTAAACTTAATGTTACCAGATATTGTGCAGTTCCCAACTTCCATGATACCTGATAACATGACTTTACATGAGTTTTTAAACTATGTAACATCTACTGCATTTATGCCTATGGACCCTACTGCAGAAGTAATGACTCCTAAAGGTTTACAAGCAGCAGGTACTTATAATACTATTACACCTAATAGATTATCATCAAACCAAAGTGGACCTATTAGTGTACTTAATAATGTTATGCAGGATATCATCAGAACTATGGATATAGTATCTGGAGTTACTCAGCAGAGACAAGGAGCTATTAGCTCAACTGAACTAGTAGGTAATGTTGAAAGAGCTGTTACTCAATCTTCTCTAACTACTGAAAGATGGTTTGCTAAAAATGAGTTCTTTAAAGAAAGATGTCTAAAAAGAATTCTAGATATTGGTATTCATATACTTAGAAAAAATCCTAAGAAGTTGTCCTTCCTTATGGATGACTTTACTAAGGAGATTATGACAGATGAAGAAATCAATGGAGTTCTTCTTGCTGACTTTGACCTTATGGTATCTAGGTCTTCTGATGATGCTATGCTACTGCAAATGATTGAGCAAAACTTTAGCCAAGCTGTAGCAGCTGGAACTGCTGATATGGGTGACCTTATTAGTGTGTTTAAAACTGAAAGTGTTCAAGATGCAGCTAGGATTCTTAAGAAAAGAAGAGAAGAGCAGCAAGCTAGACAAGAACAACAACAGCAAGAAGCTAATCAGATTAAACAACAAGAGATTCAGCAGAAAGCTCAAGAAGCTCAACAAAAAATGGAGCTAGATATGAAGAAATTAGAACTTGATAAATACAGGTATGATTTAGAAGCTCAAACTAGATTACAGATAGCTACCATACAGACTTATTCCAGAAGAGAAGAAATTGACTTGAATAACAATCAAATTCCTGACCCTATTGAACTAGAAAAGGTATATCAAAAAGATAGAGAAGCTGAAGCTAAGAGAATGGATAAGGAATTAGAAATTTCTACTAAGTTTAACATTGAACAGCAAAAGCTAGCCCTAGAAAGGGAAAAGATTCAGAATCAAAGAGAGATTGAAAGACTTAAATCTGAAACTGCTAAAGAAGTAGAAAGAATGAAACTTCGTAATCCTGTAGTAGGAGAAAAAATTAGAAATAAAAAATAATTATTATGGATGATATTATCAAAGAACTCGCATCATTAAAATCTTCTAAAGTGACACCTGAAATATTTATATCAAAACTATTCCAATCCAGGGATACTACTCATCTAGCACATTTATCAACAAGAAGTTATGCAGAGCATAAGGCCTTAAATAAGTATTATGATTCTCTGCTAGATTTTATTGATTCTTTTGTAGAAGCTTACCAAGGACTCTATGGTATTGTAAAGCTAGAAATTCCTAGTTCTACAGACCAAAACCCTATTAAACACTTAGAAGAACTACATAAATTTATTGACGATAATAAAAAAACTTTTACTGATTCTGCGCTGTTAAATCAGATAGATGAGGTAAAAACCTTAATTCAATCAACCCTTTATAAACTCAAGAACCTTTCATAGTTGTATATAACCTATATATAATTGCTATATACCTTGTGCATACAGTAAAATTTTATAGCAGTTTTTTGCAACTTATAACTAGATTTGTGAGTATTAACTAACAACTTAAGATATGGCATTAGATTTCTTAAATTCATTAAAAGTAGAGGAACAACCTCTTATGAGTCTTTCAGATATGCAAGATTCAGATAGCCCAGCTGCTGATACATCAGATAGCAGTGGAGAAGATTCTACACCTTCAACCCCTCCTCCTTCTGATGAGAGTGGCTTAGTTCCTATTACTGATATTGACGACTCCAAAGATGATGGTGGAGAGCCTGCTAAGGCAAAAAGTGATGATACTAACACCTCCTCAAGTAAACGAGAATCATCCTCTCAATCATCATCTAAAAAATATGCAGCAATCATCAAAGCTCTTCATGAAAAGACTGGAGCTTTTGAAGGCTTCAATGAAGAAGAGTTTGAAGACTCTCCTGAATCTTTCCTTGATTACTTAGATGAGTATGCAACTAGAAATGCTGAGGCTATGGCCACAGATTACATTGAAAGAAACTTAACTCCACTACAACAGAAGTTTGTTGATTTAATGGAGAATGGTGTTTCTGAAGATGACGCTACTCAAATTGTAAAAGGATATAAATTAGCAGAAGGCATCAATGAAGATGTTCTAATTGAAAATCCTGACAAAGCTAAAAACCTTTATGCTGAGTATCTTCGTTATACTACTGCTTTCTCAGAGGAGAAGATTAAAAGAGAAGTTCAGAAAAGAGAAGACCTAGGAACATTAGTAGATGATGCCCTAGAATCTCTACCTGAATTTAAACAGCTTTTGGCTGAGCATGAAAAAGGTGCACAAGCTGAATTAGCTAAACAAGAGTACCAAAGAAGAGAGTTCCAAAAAAGACAAGCTGAGGAGCTTCAGAACTATCTTCAAAGTACTGATGAAATTGCTGGTATTAAACTGACCAAGAAAATGAAAGACAACTGGATGAAAGAATATTCTCTAGTTGAAACTCAAGAAGGTCAAAAGGTTAATCCTATCTTGGCAACAAGAGAGGTTGACCCTAACAAATTTGATGCTCTACTTAGACTATATCATACTATGGGTCTATTTAAATACGATGCTAGAAAAAGGGATTTTGTTCCTGATTTCTCTGTTATCAAATCTCTAGGTAAAAGTGAAGCTATTAATGAGCTTCATAAAGCTGTAGATTCTGATAATGTGAGAAGAAGAACTTCTGGCTACAGTACTGATAGTTCTATAGATATGGATGTAGAAAAAGAAGACCATAAAAAACGATGGGCTGAATTAGCCAAAAAACTATCAAATCAATAAGTAAATTTTTTATTAACTAAAACCCAAATACAATGACTGAATTATTTCCCTTAATTGCAAGGTACGGTCCTAAAACTTTTAATGGACCACTGAAGGTTCCCCACTTGGGAGAACTAGGCATGATTGAGCCTCAATTGGCTTCTGATATGTATCGCAGAATTTTCCAAACTCTGCCTTCTGATGATTATGTGAACTTTATGAATGAGTTCCCTACCAAAGTTCTTGACACAGAGAACAAATTTTACCATTGGAGAGTAGCTGGTAACAACAACAAAACTGTACAGCTTCTTGACTGGTATGATTCTTTGGGTGCTAAGCCTGCTGCTGTAGGTCTTAACCAAGCTCGTTGGTACATGATTTTTGGAGAGCGTTTCTTTGACCTTAATGACGTTATTGTTGGTCACAATCCTGATGACTACTATATCCAAATTAAGAGTGTAGAAGAAGAAGCTCCTAACCGTTGGAAGTATGAAGTAGCTCTTATTACTGATGACCCATTAAACCGTTCTGTACCTGCTACTGAACTTGGTATTGGTACTCGTTGGTCTAAAGAAACTAACTTCCAATCTGGAGAGCGTTCTATGAGTGGTACTCAAGCTCACTTTACTACTTTCGTAGAATTGAAAGCTCGTGCTGCCCTACAAAGAATGAACTATAAGGTTGATGGTAACATCATCGCTGAAGGTAAAAACGTACCTCTAGCTTTTGGTTTCCCTGATCCTACAGACCCTAAGTCTACTAAGCCTTATACTGGTGCTTTTGTTAACTTCTATGATATGGTAGCTCTTTACCAATTTAAGAAGCAACAAGCTCGTGCATTCTTGTTCTCTCACAAGAACTACACACAAAATGAAATTTATTATGGTATTGATGACCGCAATGGTTGTACTATCCAGACTTTTGCTGGTATGTTCAAGCAAATTGCTAACACCAATATTCACCCCTACTCTACTCTAAACCTTGACAAAATTGTAGACATGACCATTGAAATGGGTCTTGCTTACAAAATGCAGGATGAGTATTATGTAGTAATTGAAACTGGTGCTTACGGTAAGAAAGATATCTCTCAGTGGATTGAAAGCCGTTCTACTCAATATACTCCTAACTTTGTTACTGAAAGAGTACAAAAGAATGGTGATATGGGTAGCCAAGGTTTGACTTACCAAGGTGTATTCACTCAGTTCAAGTCTTACAATGGTGTAAACATCATGGTTAAGCACAGACCTTTCTTTGATGATGTAGAGCGTTACAAAGAGAAACATCCTTCTGGATATGGTCTTAATGCTTCTCGCCATATGTTAATCCGTGGTGGACATAAAATGGCCAATGGTGAATTCTTGGGTGACCCAGGTATCCATCGTTTGACTGTTAAAGGTCTTGAAAATGGAGTATACAAATATATTCCTGGAATGCGTGACCCATTCTCCCCTTACACTTCTAAAGTAAACACTGGTTCAGCTATGACTGCTAGCCCTGTAGATGCTTATGAAGTACATGGTATGGAGTGGACTGGTTGTGTTGTAGAAGACCCTACCAAAATCTTGTGGATGCCTTATAACATCTAATAGTTGTTGATATTTGCAAAAGTGGGGGTAAAACCCCACTTTTGTATATCATTAAACAAAAAAATATTGCTATGCCTAAAAAATCAACAATTCCTACAACTGTAGAAGAAGTGCCCCAAACAGAACAAATCACTTTAGCATCTACTCCTTCAAAACCAAAATATCCTACTATGGATTTTTTGAATAAAAGGACTGTTAGAGTAGTACCTATTGAAAGTAGGACTTTTACTAATCAGCAAGTAGAACAATTGCCTGAAGGATTTATTCATGAAGGTATGGGAAGGTCTCTTGAGTTAAAAAGAGATAGAACTACTGGTGAATTCTTACCTATCTTTGACCACATTGAAAAGGTATTAACTCCTCAGTTTCCTGATGAACCTATGACAGAACTAGAGTTCTTTAATAGAATTACAGGATATGATTTATCTTTTGCTAAAGAAACAAAAAACTTTTGGTCAGGATGGATTTCTGATGGGCCAAATAACAAAGGTAAACTACCTTATTCAGTAAAGCTTCCAAAAGAAGGCTTAACTCTTGACTTAACTAATGTATGGGATAATATTACTTGGAGAGTTCTAAAAACTAATGACAAGTATGTTGCTCCTTCTTGGGAATCAAGAAATGCTAAGCCTACTTACTGGTTTGCTTTAGTAGATGAAAAAGTATCTGTAGACCGCAAGAAGGAAGAGATTAACCTTAGATTAAAAGCAACCGAAGAGTTTAATAGGATGAAAGATCATCGTGAGCTTCTTATGGAGTTTATGATTATCAAAGACCCTAACAATATTATCTCTAAAACTGCTTCTACAGATTTCCTATTTAACTTGGTCTATGAAGTTATGGAGACCAATCCTAAGTTATTCTTGTCTATTGTTAATGATGAATACAAGGATGATAAAATCCTAATCTTCAGAGCAATTAGAGCAGGAGCACTTAAGAAAATTAGCACCAAATACTTTACTATGGGTGATGAACCTCTAGGAGTATTGGGTGATGTAATTTCACTTATTAACAACCCTGAAAAACTAGAGTTCAGAAAGAAACTAGAATTTCAAGTAGAAAACGCTGATGTATGACAGCTAATGAAATGTGGCAGTTAGTTTTAGTAGAGTATGAAAAACTCAACTCTGCTGGTGCTCCTGGGATTCAGGAGGGTGAGGCAAATATTGTCTTAACTAACGCACAGAATCATTTTGTTCATACAAGAATTACTGCTATTTTAAATTTGAAGAGGGAAGGGTTAGAAGAAACAGAAATCAGAATGCAGGGGTTATCACCATTGGTAACCTCTGCTACTGTTTCAAGTTTTACTAACACTATAGATAATTTACCTAATGGAGTGTTTGCCACATTACCATTGGACTTTATGTACACCATTTTAGAAAGGTGTGTCATTGACCAAGATGATTGTGAAACTGGTGAACCTGCTGATTTACCTGTTTATGTTATAACTCATAATGAGTTTAACAGAAGCAAAAGTAATCCATTCAAGAAACCTTACTTTAATCAAACTCAAGGTTTAGTATGGAGATTAGCATTTACTAGAACTAACACTGGGTATAATTCTCAAACCACTACTTCTTCTAATGGCTATTCATTTATTACAGGTCAAACTGGAAAAAGGCATGAGTTAATTACTGATGGCACCTTCAATATCGTAGATTACAATTTGCGATATTTAAGGTTACCAAAACCTATCAAAGTAGACCTAACAAATTTTGTAACTCCAGTCAATATGCAGAACTGTGAGTTAGATGAATCAACACATAGACCTATTGTAGATATTGCTGTAAAGATGCTGAAAGAAGCTCTTTCACAACCTGACCAGCCACTACAATTAGATTCTCAACAAATTGAGTAACTTTTTTTCATTTTTTACGTATAACATATAAACTTTAAAATTTTTTATCATGATTGCACAACCGCAAATTTTAGACAACTTTAAGTTCTTTGCTGGAGCTGACCTACCCAGAAGTGGTGGAGCTACTGCAGGAGCTTTAGCTTCTCCTGGCATTCTTGCTGATGGAGAAATCGTAATTACTGATGCCAGTAATGTAATTTTGAGCACTGCTACTGTTCTTACTACTACTAGCCCCATTAAAATTGTTATGGGCCGTGGTACTACTGAGAACTTGTGGGAGTCACAACTTTTCACTTATGAAGACATCATTAATTACACTGCTACTCCTTTTGCTGCTAAAGTACAGCAAGTATCTTATTTTGGTTATAATGCTGTTACCAATACTGGAGCTTTTGATGTCATCAGTGACAACTATTTCAGCCTTGTAGTTTCTTTCTATGAGTTGGTATCTCAAGAAGCTTCTGCTTTGATGAACCCCATCATTGTAGATTATCTTTCTAGTAGTTCTGCCTCTGAGCCTGAAATAGTTAATGGTCTTTACAGAAACTTGGTAAGACAACTTTCTTATTGGACTCGTAGACCTATTTTAGCTGAAATGGTAGCTAGTGCTGCTGGTCAAGCTACTAACGATGCTGCTGCTGTTTTAACTCAAGGAAGTCCTTTGGTAACCAATGCTCCTAACCTTGCTACTGCTGTAGGTATTGTAGGAGATTACATCCGTGTAGGTTCTCAGTCAAATGACTTGGATGAAGTATATTTAATTGTAGCTACTGATGGTGTATCTACTCTTACTTTAGATACTCCTTTCCAAGAAACTTCTGGTTCTTTCCTTATCCACCAAGTGCTTGATACTGACGTTGCTTTAGGTAACATGGGTATCCGTGTGACTGGACTTAACCAGCCTTTCATCCTAGATTCTCGCCCTTATGGATTGGTAACTTTCCAAATTGGTATTTCTGGTGGAGGTACTACTAACTTGAGCTATCAAGTAGGTGCTTTCATGGGACATGGTACTTATGAGCAAATGAGAACTATGGAAGCTGCTTCTTGGAGAAACCAAGGCCAAATTTACACCTATACTGAGTTTCCTCCTACTACTGTATTGACAGACTTGATTGCTGCTCAAAACCACTCCACTTTGGATATCGTTTTGCGTAAGCCTAACAGAGC